AGAAGTGCCAGAACTATGCGCGCTGTCGCCACGTGCCCTCCAGTTTTACCCACTCCATGAGTCCATTCGGGCTCATGTCCCAATATGTGTCGCCGTTCTTACCGAGGTAGGGGAGCGGCTCCCCAACGCCCTCAAGATGCTCTGGCAACGCCGCGATCTGCGCCTGTAAGGTGCTGATCTGCCCCGCAAGCGAGGTCACATTCACCGTAGTCTCGGACCCGGTCCCTGATGTTTGCACGACCGACACGGCCGCCGCCAGCTCGAGGCAGTACTTCTGCAGCTCGCGGACCATGAACATCAGATCCACGATAGTGCACTCTGTGGTGGACTCCACCGCATTGCGCTCCTCGATCGTCATGGAGAGCGGAAAGGCATCCACTCTCGCCGGGAAGTAGGACTTCACGGATAGATCCTGATCAGAAGTGTCACTCCGTTGAGGACCGAATCAGACTGCGCGCCCGTGTCGGCCCGGAAGGTCTTCACGACCAGCGTGTTCGTCGCGATCCGCTCGACGCACGTGATCGTGTGCCCATACGACGGGTGCGGCATCTCGCCGATCAGGAACACGGTCTTGTTGGCTGCCAGGGGAGCAGATCCGAGCGTGTACGTGTACTCCCCGACGCCTGTCCTTGACCATGTCCCCCAGGGTGGAGAGATGCCCCGGTTGATGCTGACCAGCGTCTCGACCGGCGCGCTCGTAGTCGCCTGGCTCAGCAGCATGACGCACTCGATGTATTCGAGCTTTTCCGGCCCGATGTCCCCATCGGCGAGCTTCTCGTTCGTCACCCCGCCATCCACGATCTGCAGGCCGTTGGTGGCGTCGAGCTCGATTGTCGTGCCGTCTGCGACGCCGGAGTGCAGCTTCGCTTTCGTCACGCCGGCATCCTTGATGCGGATGGTCTTCGCGCCGGAGGACGCAGTGCATTCAAGCGTCGAACCGTCGGCAAATGCGGCTGCGATCTTAGTGCCGGTAACGCCGTCGTCCTTCACCTGGAGTTTAAGCGGTGTCCCGGTGAGCTCGAGGGTCGAGTTATCGGCCACAGTCGTCTTCAGGCTCGGGCCGTCGATCACATCAGCCTTATGCGATCCGTCTGCGTTGTGACCGACCCCGACAGATGCGTCGATCGTCAACCAGTTGCCATTGATGCCCGTGTTTCCCGTAGGCACCGTTTTGGACCCGGCACCGGCATCTTCTTTCTCGTCCCACACGCCGAGGCTAAGGTTTGGAGTCGTCCCTCTACTCATGATTTCCTCTTAGAGTTGCTCACCGTAATTCGTCCCATAGCCAAACCCATAGCCACTCGTTGGGATAGGCCACGCTACGTTTTCTTTGCCCGAGAATGCGAGCATCACGCCCTTGTGCCCCGGGGCGATCCCGAACCGAGAGATGGAGATGTCGCCATTGTAGATCACGTTGTACTGTACGCCGGCATTGTCGACCCGCGGGACGAGGATCAGGCTGTCGCCCTCGGAGAGGTTCAGGGCCTGCTGCAGCGCGATGAGCGTGTCAGCCGAGATCCACTGGGAGTAGTCCAGCGTCACGGAGTACTTCCAGCCATAGAACCGGGAGGCCTTGCGCGAGCGGTAGAGGTTGTGCACGAGCTGGTCCGGAGAGTAGGTCTCCGTCAGCGCCTGGCAGTAGGGGAGATCGATAACATAGCCGTCAACGAACACGAGCTGCCCGTTGGTAGGCGTCCCTCCTACCCACTCGGCGACGGTGATCTCGTCTGTCGCGTCGTTGACGGCCGTGATCCGTCCATACACCTGGAGGTTGGGTTTTGACGCCCGTACCACATACGACATCGCCCGCATGCCCGCCTGGACCGCCGTGAGGCTGACCCCTCCGCCCAGCGTGACCCCTGTGGCCGAGAAGGTGGTGGATCCGTCCGACGTGTAGGCGGCAGTCGCCTTGATCACGAGGATCCGCGGTTTCCCGGACCCATTGATCCGGTTGAATGTGGGGAGGATGCTCATACGGTCACGAGCTCCAGCTTGGATGTGTTGCTGATCAGATCGCACTGCGCCTTGCGGATCACCAGGCGCTTGTCGGCCGTCAGATCGTTGGGGAAGAAGGATGACTTTGAGATCATGCTGTCCCCGACCTCATAATCGATTCCAACAGCCTTGCATTCGACGATACGGCGCGTGCGGAAGACGTCCATCCACCTGGCGCGCATGTCTTCAGAGACCTTCCATGGGAACGCAACACTCCCCGTAAAGAGCTGAAACGCCCACCGCGGATCGTCAGGGAGGTCCTTCGACATGTCGTACGCATCGAGGAACTTCAGCTTCGGGTAAACTTTGAAAATGTTCCCGCCCGGGGTATTCTTACCCTTAGGGATGTCAAGTATCTCTGTCCACTCGCCTGTGATCTCATCGTAGTTGAGCCACGCGGCGATCGGCTCGATGTCCTGCGCTGGCCATCCCGTGCGCTGTTGCAGGACGACCCACGCCACCGCATCGGCGAAGACGGTCTCGGTCGGGCTTGCAGCCGGGAATTCAGCCACCCAGTGCCACCCACCTGTGGCATCGTTAGGATCCGAGCGATACAGGACCCTCTTCCCATAGCCGAATGGGTTGGTTTGGACCCTGATCGAGACTCGCCATCCTCGTGCTGTAGCGGGCACTGGATCGAGGAAGACGGCGAGCACATCCGAGAAAAAGCTCCCAGCGCCACTCTTCTCGTAGTAGAGTACCCGGTAGAAATGCGTTCCTCCGCGAAGCCCCTTCGTGTTGTTGTAGTTCTGCAGGTCCAACAGATATGGCTTCCCCTCGAGCAGCGGTGCAGACAGCTCCGCCACGCCCGTCGCCTCGATCCAATCGATGACCTTGTCCTCGATCGCTGAAGCGTCGATATCCTCGTCATCGCACACCAGTGTGTCGATGTCAAGTCTCCGGTCGTTCAGGATGCTCACGCGCCGGACCATCTTGAGGTTGCGGTCGACCGGATCGATGTAGATCTCCGCATTGTACCAGAGGCAGAGCGCAGTGAGGAAATCGTACCAGGTGGTATCCCGGCTCAGCGTCCTAAACTCTCCCTTGTATCCCGATTCGTATCCCAAAATCGTCACGCCCGCGAACTCGCCCAGGTCGACCCCAAGGAAATTGGTTCCACCATCCCTGATGTTCGTGTTGTCAATTTCGTAGCGGAAAAGCTCATCCAGACGGATGGTGGTATCGAATACGCCAGCGGAAGGGAAGAAGAGCTTGATCTCCTTCGCGGCATCCCAGAACCGTTTCAGCGCGGAGAACGCCGAGAACGAGGCCGTCCGGTTGAGCAGCGAGAACTTGATCGTCCGGGTCTCGATGTATCCCCAGAACCTGCGACGGGCCGCGTCGTCATAGAACTCGACCTGATAGAGATGCGACTTCCTCACGCCATCGAAGATCGGAGCGATATCGTCCGTGATGTCTGACAGCGAGACCTGCACGTCGGATATCGTGCGCTGGAACATGTTGATCTCGAGTTCCTGCGTCACCGTCTGCGATGATCCCTCGTCGAGGAACGATGTCACATCGTAGAGCTGATCAGACTGGGGCCGTATCGGTTTGATCGTCAGTCTCATACAGCCTTCAGTGCTACGTAATTGTTGTAGTCGGGCATCTCATCCTGCAGGAACCGCTGCCCCGACATCGTCCCACGCAGGTTCACCTGGACGACGACGGGGGAGGATCCTGCGGGTGCGCCTGCCGCTCCAGCCATATCGCCTGGAGAGATTACGCGTCCGTCGAGTTTACTATTCGATCCGCCGCCGATTGCCCCACCCGAAAGAGCCGAGAAGATGGACCCGACGCCGGGAATCATGCTGAAAAGCCCGGAGATGGCTTTTTGTGCCGCCATCCTTGCGAGCATCGAGACCATCTGGGAGTACATTGCCTGCAGGAACTGCTCGAGGACGCTGTTGGCCTCACCAAAGGCCTCTTCCCACCCCTGGGCAAAGCCCTGAGAAATGTTCTGGGCGAGATTCTCCACCCCGGCATCAACGCTGCTGAGAAAGACCTTCCACCCGTCATCGATCTCGAGGAGTGCAGCATCGACCTGGGCGAATTCTTGCTTTGCCACTCCCTTCATCCCGGAGAGCTGCTGCTGCACGAACGCATTGTTATTCTCTTCGACCAGCGCCCGCCGGCCAGCCTCGGATTGCTCCATGAATCTGCGGATCGTCTCGGATGTTTTGATCATCTCGTCGTACCGTCGCTTCTGGGCGTCGCTAATGTACGCGATATCCAACGCCGCCATCCGGGCATAAGCCTCTTTCGATTTCTGCTCCTTCTTTGCTTCTGCCTCCTCGATCCCGGTCATTGCGACGGCCTGCGCGGCCTTCAGCCGCGCCTGCACGTTGTGGAACTCATCGAAGAACTGTGCTTGGGCCTTCTCTTCGTCGCCGTCGTTCGCTGCAAGGAACTCCGCGTAGATCTTGTGGACCTCCGGCATCGTCTGTCTGAGGCGTGCCAGGAGATTCTTGCCGGTGAGCTGCTCATCGTCGAACCACTGCCCGTTGACGGTCTCGGCCTGCATCTGGACGACCTCGTCTGTCCATACCTTCACGTAGGTGGCCATGTCGTTGGCCGTCTTCTGCAGTGCTGCTGCGTCCTGCTTGGCCACATCCATCTGCGCCTTGCGCGCGCCGGCCGTTCCATCACCACCCTTGAATTTCGCGCTGTACTCGGTGTACGCATCGTCGAGAGCTTTAATGGACTCAGCGGTCGTCAGGATGCGTTCCGCAGACTTCTCCGTCTCAGAGGCCAGTTCCGTCATCAGCACGAGCAGCCCGCCGATCCCAGCGATCGCCAGGCCAACAGGACCTGATACGCCGAGCGTTCCCACGATCGGTCCCAGCTGATCGAACGCCACGAATCCCTTCTCCGCACCGTCGATCAGATTGCCGAGGCCCTTCCGCAGGTCCTTCGTCCCTTCTCCCGCCAGGCCGAGCATCTGATCGGTACCGCGCAGCGCATCGGAGAACTCACCGAAAACGAACTTGTTCCGCCGGGACTCTACACGGTCCTCAGCCATTGCTTCTGTGAGCTTGTCGACGGCCTTCTCGCCCTTACCGGCAGACTTCGAGACCTGCTCAAAGCTCTTGGCAGCCTCGCCCGACCCTCCCTGCACCTGATTGACGAACTTCGAGAACGACGCAGAGGCCTCGTCCTTCAGCCGGAGGGCAATCTCGATTTCGCTATTGGTTGGAGCTGCCATGGTTCAGTCTGATCTCTGCTCTCACATTCCGGTAGATCCGGATGAAGTCTACCAGCACAGCAGGAAGGTGGATATACTCATCGGCCGTCAAAGTGAACAGCTTTGCTTCGAGGTCCAGCATGAATCTGAGCGGTGCTGCGTACGTTCTTTCGATCTCCCGGGCTTCTTCATCTGCGCTCTCGTAGTGTTCGGGGTGCAGAAGCTGCTGCAGGGCGATCGTCAGCTTTTTTTTTCGTCCGGGCTGATGTGGTTGCCCTCTACGATCCTGTCCGCGAGCTCGAGGATCCACGCCGGATCCAACCGCTCGAGACATGCATCGGTGACACCCTTCCGGGTCCCCACACCCGGGACGACGATGTCCTCACGCTCGAAGCGCACATCCGCCCCGGATCCGTCCCTGAACGACCGCCATCCGCGCAGGCCGAAGCGCACGATGCGGCGTGCACGCGCCTTGCGGTTCATCGTCGCGGTGGACTGCCCGTTCGGACCGGCTCCCCGGTTCACCGTATAGAGCAGGCTCTCATCGTCGATGGCGTCCCGGAGGGCGCCGTCAACGAGGCCGAGCTGGAAGATGGTCTTTTCGTCGCCTGTATCGTCAGCGAGGGACACTTCCCAGACTGCGCTGGGATCGACTGCGATCACTGCCATAGGTTAGAGTCCGTATTTTGATTTTTCCGCGTTGTAGTGCCGCGCCACGATCGCCTCGATATCCGCCGGCAGACCGGACGTGCCAAAATTGTAGAGTCTGAGCGCTCCCTTATCCATCTGACCGTACGCCGTGGACAGCTTCGCGACCGACAGATCGATGGCGTTGGTCATGTCGCCCACCGCCGTGATCGAGACCGCCGCCCCGTCCGTTGCCCCATCCAGGTAGAGCTGTGCGTTGCCGGCACGGTTCCCGACGAGCGCGACGTGATGCCATACATTCTGCAGCACGTTCGTCCCACCGGTGACGAGTGGGTGGTCAGTGCCGTCGGCGAGCTCGGCCTGGATCTTGTTCCCCGTGGTCCTGATGAGGGAATAGCCCGCAGCCGTGCCGCTCGCGCTCTTCTTCGCGAGGATCTCCTGCTGCGTCCCGTCGGCCGCCGGGATCCGGAGCCAGAGCTCGAACATGAAATCGTCGAGCGCGCCCAGGTTGCACACGTTGCCGAAGGCGAGCACGTCGTCCGTGCCGTCGAAGCGGAGGACGTCCGCCTGGCTCCAGTGCGCTGCCACATCGCCGGCAGGAGCCAACGTGCCGTCGCGCCCGAAGCCGGACATATCAAGCAGCTTCGTACTGCCCGTGTTCAGGTCGTACTTCGGATCCACGAACAGCTGCAGATGCTCGGTCCGGATCTCGCCATTGGTCTCGACCATCATGTAGATCGGGACGTCGTAGCTCAGGCTCTGGTCCTTGTTCGCCGTGAAGCGCAAGGGGAGCAGCCGCTCGCCCACCTGGTAGCCCAGAGTGAATCCCGGATTCAGCCGGACGTACGGGAACATGAAATACTGGAAGCGGCCGCCGTTGGTGACGCCCGAGTAGCGGATCGAGTGGACCTTCTCGGCAGCCGCCATGAGGAAAGCGAGTTCCTCCGAAGACGTCTGCATGAGCTGATGCTCGCCCGTCACCGCCCTGCTCTGCAGGAGAGACTGTACCATGTAGCCGGTCTCATCCTGCAGGTCCAACATGGTCGGGGTGTCGTTGATCGTTGAGGTTTTGACGTACCCCACGTCGCTGAATGCGGACGCGGGGCTCGGCTCCACCTCGCGGATCTCCAGCTTTCCGAGACCCTTGGCGAAAATACTGCCGCGATTCCTTCCGAGACTCATCTCCGTCCTCCCTTAGTAGGCGGCCGTGTAGACGGTGCCGTTCGCTGTCGTGGGCGCGCCCAGGGCCGTCGCGGCCGTATCGACCAGCGCATAGTACTTGCCCGCTGCGACGCTGAGGCCGGCCGGGGTCACGGTCACGGTACCCTTTGGCATGAGCATGGTGAACGTGATCTCGATCTTCCGCTCGGTGCCGGCTGCATAGCTCAGCGTGAGCGGGGATGTGATCTTTGCCAGGGGGATGTACAGCTCCTGGAAGGTCGTGGTCGGATCGTCGAGCTTCACCTGCAGGTAGACGTGGAATGGCTTGTCCCCCGCGGTGTTGACGAGGTTGATCTCGTCGTACGAGGTTTGCTTGAGCACGACCTTCAGGGTCGCCTTCTGGCTCCCCACGATCGAGTTGACCAGGTCGCCTGCGGCGTCCACTGATTCGACGAGCGACGGCTCATCGACGAGCTCGGCCGACTCGATGTAGCCGATGTCGCTCATGCTGGTCACCACCCCACCGGAGGTGAGCTCGTACAGCTTCAGGGAGTAGGCCTTTGCGCGACTGTTGATCCGATTGCGATATTTGCCGAGTGCCATGGGAAGAGCTCCTATTCTTCGCCCAACAGGGCGGTCCTGTATGTAACGTCGAACCGCATGATCGCACCAACGACCCGCAGCTCATCTTGTTCGACTACCTTCTCGTGCCCGCGATACCTGATGTCGTAGGTCCTGGTCAGATTGTCCCGGACACACTTGCGGACGTCCTGGATGAACTCCCGGAGAGCAGCGACAGTGGAGTTCATCGTTACCATGACCTCGAGGTTCATCAGGTGTGTCTCAACGGCTGCGTCCGCTCCACCCTCATCGCTGCCAGCGCTGGTCCCGGTGATCTCCTCAGACACGTCCCGTACCTCGATCGCCGGCAGATGCCCGGGACCATCGGGGCGCGGCTCGAACGCCGTGACCGTCTTCACCGTGGTGTGATATCCGTCGGCCACCTTGATCTTCGCCATGGCCGTGGTCCACGCGGTGATGATCGTCTGGTCCGCCAGAGACATCAGTTGTCCTTGCTCAGATGGAGCAGTGATTCTTCGTTGTTCAGTGGTTCGTTGCGTGTGACGTAGTACGTGACAGCGTTCACCACGAGGGTATCGCCCCGGACTGCCGCCGATACGTCCGACGTCTTGCAGCGTGCGACGGGCCCGGCGATCTGCACCTCCACATCCCCGACAGTGACCAGCGTCCCGACGCTGTCGAAGATCACGACGATACTACTCGACACGGCAGCATGGGTGAGCGTCGCCGCGGTCCCGAAGGTCGATGTCGAGTAGTATGCCGAGAGATTGTCCGTGACCACGTTAGGGCTTCCAATCCAGTTCGTCGCTGTACGTGGCCGAGGTCACGCCGTTGTTGCTCGCGTTGAACGTCTTCCGGAAGCGGATCTGGATCTTCAGCCCGGGGACCTTGTCGGTGATGCCGTCCCGGAGGACCCACTCGGCGTACCCCGCCGCGGTCTGCGTGACGCTGTTCGAATCCTTGAGGGTCCAGGCCGTCGCACCGATGATCCGGTAGTCCAGATAGGTCTTGGTCACGGCCGAGTCGGCATAGTAGACGTTGTAGGCCAGCTTCGTCGCCCCGCCGACATTGTACGTGCCGGAGGTATCGATCTGGCTATTGGCGTACGCCTTCGTGGTTGCCAGCGCTTGCTTGAAATACTGCGGCACGGTGTTGGGGTTGCTCTTGTCCTGAGCGATCGCCGGGCTGATGCCAACGGCAACCAGGAGGAGGATCAGTGCTACGGTGATCGTCTTCATCGGTTCATTCTCCGAAATCACGGTGATTGACAGGTCTGGGCATCTGCCAGACTATTTTTTTTTGGACTTCTGCGGTGCGGGTTCGGGCACCACATCGCCGGGCTTGCCTTCCTCGACAACGCTGTAGTCTGCAGGGTCGAGGGTTTTCAAGTCTTCCTCATCGATGTCCGCGATCACGTTGCGCAGGATCTTCATTTTGCGCTTGCTCTTGGCACCGGTGAAGTAGATGTCGCACTTCGGGTTGATCTTCATCGAATTCTCCTGTGGTGAGTCAGCATGGGCGGGGTGTTGCCCCCGCCCATCACCGACTGATCCCGGTTTAGACGCCGGACTTCAGGTAGGAGAATGCCGCGCCCAGCGGGCCCTTGAAGGCCACGCGTTCGGTCACGCGGAGGATCGCGCCGTCTGCCTGGAGCGCGTTGAAGCTGATGTTGTTGGCTGCCGTATTGAGGATGCCCTCACGGCTGACCATCACATCGAGCCCGCGGCGCGTGCCCATGAGCATCCACTGCGGGTTGCCAAAGACGACGAAGCGCTTGCTCGCGCCAGAGTCGGAGAGCGCCGGCATGGCTTCGACTTCCTCGACCGGATAACCCCAGATGGATGCGGGGCGACCGTTCGCCGGACCGGAGAAGATGTACCGGCCCTGCAGGTCCTTCAGCCCTTCGACCGTGCTGAGAATGTCCGGATGCATGAACCAGCGAGCACCGTTGCGCTTGGCAACGCTGAGTGCATCGCGCACCGACTTCAGATCGTCGGCCGTGAGGTCCGCGAACACCTTGCCCGGATCGAGCGTCACGCCAGCGGTCGCGACGTTCATCATGCCGGTGAAACTGCCGTAGCTCGCGGTGCCGTCACCAACGAAGCCCGCGGCGTCTTCTTTGAGGAACACGGCTTCCGCCGTGAGCATCTGCAGCGTCGGCAGCAACGCGATCGCGCTGTCTTCATCGAGCTCGGACGACCAGCTGGTGATGCCGACCAGCTTCTCTGCCGCGAGCTGGCCCGTACCGAACGCCGGATCGCTTGCCGCGGTGTTCGTCGCTTCCGTGCCCCACGCAGCGGTCGGCTTCGTGGAGATCGTTGCGAGATCCAACGTCTTGGACGGCATCGGGATCCCGCGGAAGTACCGACGGGCTGCACCGTACTGCTCGATGATCACGAACAGCTCAGCCAGGAACGGTGCCGGCAGGGCGTACTCGCCGGTCGAACCACCGCCCGCGATCGAGAGCGTGCGCTCTTCCTGCAGCCGGGGCAGCTTGGCGCTCTTGATGATCTCGAGCGCATCACGCTTCTCCTGTTCAACCGCACGACCGCCGAAGCTCGCCACGAGCTCCTGATAGCCCCTCTGGTATTCGGACAGCTTGGAGCTGCCCATCGCACGTGCCGTCATGACCTGGAGGATGGCACTCGCGCGCTTCTTCCAGTTCGGCGTCGTCTCGACGAGCTCGATCGCCGGGGTATCCGGCACGACTATAGCTGCCGGCTTCGGAGCCGGGATGGCTGCGCGGACGCCCGCCCAGAATGCTTCGGGGGTCGTACCGTCTTCGATGGCCTTCGTGACCATCTCGCCGATGTTGGTGATGCCGTCGCCGTGGCGCTTGGCAATGGCGTTGATCTCGCTCACGCGAGCACGTTCGGCGACCTGAGCCTGCTGACGGACTTCATCCGCGCTCGGTCCCGTCGGTTTGGTCTCTTCGGGCATCGGTGTATCTCCTCTGTTGGTTGTGTTTTTATCACGAGCGCTCAGGACCTCGTTGATCCGTCGCGTAATGCGTTCCTCAATCTCGTGGTCCTTCTCACTGCGAAATGTCGAAAACACGTCCGCGCCGATCGGCGTGACACTGACTTCCTTGATCTGCCAGCGCGTGCACACCTTCACCGGGCCTTCGAACTCCTGCCCGCCGATCATTGCCTTCTGCCCGGCCGGCACATAGTATCGCTCGAGCACGATGTAGCCTGCGGAGAGATCCGTCACGTGGCCCTCACCGACCTTCGTGGCCGCCGACTGCCCATCCTCTGTCGAGTCGAAGAAGACCGATCCCGTGACCTCGGCGCCCTCGACAGCGAAGTCGCGCACACTGCCGAGCTGGTCCTCCACGGAGAAGCGGCTGTGGCTATCCAGGAGCGGGACCTGCGTGCGGCCAGGGGGGAGCTCCATGCCTGACGCCAGCAGGACCTCGTTGAGGATAATGCCCTGTTCCCAGTCCCACACTTCAGTGGGGACTTCGGTCGCAACCACCGCCCGGACGGACCGGAGGGCCGGATCGAACGAGGCCGGCCGGATCGGCATTGAGCGGGATGTGATCTTTTCCATGCTACTTCCCTTCGTGCAGTAGTGCCTGAATCGCTCGCTGCGCTGCATCTACAGCGCTTGCCGCAGAGTCCTGCGCCGGATCTGTCGAGTCTGCCGCAGCCGCATCCTGTACGGGATCGGCTGTGTCCGTTGTTGCCCCATCCGGGGGCGTCTTCGGCTGGGCCGGTGCTGCAGGAGGAGGTGCAGGCGCCGCCTTTTTGACGCCATACTTCTTCTCGAGCGCGCGATCGCGCGAGATCCTGATCAGCTCGTCCTCGTAGTCCTTCCCGCGTTCGGCAAACCACTCGCTTGGGGCCATGAGGTTGTTGTCCATGAGCGTGATGTCCGCATCGGCATCCTTCTGCGGATCCACGTAGTCCCACGTGCGGCCGATGAACTCGGCGTTGCAGAACTTCTCGAACTTCGAGAGCGGCAACTTCACCGCCTGCTCGGTCAGTGCCATCTCGAGCCAGTCGCGGAATATGGGTTGGAGCAGGGCCTCGATGAAGTACTGCTGGTCGATCTTCCAGCGCTCACGCTCATCGGAGAAGGAGAGGCGCGCGCTGCTGTAATTCGTCGACTCGTAGTCATTGGTGAAGGTGTAGTAGGAAACCTCCGCGCCGGCCGCTCCGCGGCGAAGGTTCGACTTCACAAACGGGGTGTGCTGCTGATGCGGGAAGTTCGGGTCCACTGCCTGATACTTCTTCCGGCCGATGTCATACAGACTGCCGGCTTCCAGTTTCAGGATAGGTGTCCCGTCGCTGTCTGTCTCGTCGGCCGGAAGAGGTTCGGTGGGCGATTCGCTCTCGTCGTACAGGAAGCCAAGGCGTCCGGCCGAGTGCCGGGCATTGACCAAGCTGGCCTTCTCCCATGCCCTCGTATCGTTGAGTGTGAGGATTGCCGTCGCCAAGGCGCTCATCCCGCGCGTCTGGAAGGCCCGGGTGCGGTCGAAGCCGAAGTAGATCTCCCGGGCATCGATCCGCTGCCGCCTGTATGAGTAAGTCCACGGGCTGGCGTTGGTGCCGTCATCTTCCATGCGCAGATGGAAGGCCACGATCCTGCGCCATGGGTTGAGCTCGATGCCCATCACGATGCGGTTGCCGTTGTCCAGCCGGGCATTGTACGCCTCGTCCAGGAGGTCCGGCTCGAGCGCCTGCAGCTGAAACCCGTACTTCCCGACCATCCGCACCCGGCGCTCGAGGAACTCGCCATCTCGCGTGTAGTGCGCCGCCATCAGGTGGGTGAACTCGCGGAAGCTCATGTCGCCAGTCACGGTGCAGTGCTCGCGCCGGGACCATTCCTTCCAGCCTTCCTCGATGCGGGTGTTCGCCAGGGCATCCTCGACCCACTGCTTCCCGACCGGATCCCAATCCTGAACGCGGGACTGCATGGTGAAGCCCTTCGGGCCCGGGATATTCGCACGCACGACGCCGATGTACTTCTTCACATAGGCGTCGGTGTGCTCCATCGTCCGCACACGTCCGCGAACCGTGGGCATGCCGGACATGATGTCCGCATCCTCGGTCGCGGCCGCGATCTTCATGTCGCTTGTGAGACGATCCACGCGCCCGGCTTCGTACTGCCGGAGCCCGAGCACGCCGATGGCCAGATCCCTGAGGGAATGTTTCAGATCGTCGATGAATTTCATGCGAACTTGATCAGGATGTTCCTGCCAGTGGACAGCCCGAGGGCCGCCCGCTCTTGCGCGGTCTCGTTATTGACCTGGAGCTGGTACTCGTTCTTGAACTTCAGCAGATCGGCAATGGGCATACTCACAAGGGTCCGGCCAGCAATTGAGATCTGCTGCTGGTCGAGCGTTGCCCGGCTTTCGATGACTGCGAGGATAGCGTCCAGGACCTTGCGTGCATGGGTCCGCACGTCGGTTGCTGCTGCTGCGCCAGCGATGTTCGCCTTGACCACGACCTGGAATGCGCACAACGTATGGCGCTCGAGGGCCTCGCCGGATCCCTTTTCGACGGCTTCGACAAGACTGTAGGTACCGGCCGTGAGATCGTCGGTGTCTTTTGAGGCCAGCGTCACGGTGTATCCCGCACCGTTGGCTGCCGCGGTGACCTTCAGGAACTTCGCGGCATTCAGGATCGTCACCTTTAGCGTCCACCCATCCGTTGCCGGATAGTCGACCGATGTGACATCGTACTCGTAGGTGTCGCCGCTTATGATCTCAGTTGGTCGTGACATCGGTCCTTGAAATAAAAAAGCCGAACACGCCGCTCGAGCGTGTTCGGCTTTGATTCACCGCCGGATGATCAGTCCAGCATCTGCACCATGATACTATATGCACCCCCTACAAGTCAATGGGGTGAGTGGTACCAAAAGTGGTACCATTTTCTCAGCCCCATGTTGCGACTTTGCGGAGCCGGAGAGGTCTTGCTTCCACTTTTCCTTTCGACCTCTTCGATTCAACCACGAGTTCATCGATGACAATATCACTGACAGCATCGAGGATAAGATTCAAAATCTCATTCTGACTCATGTCGTGCTTCGTACTCCACGCGAGGAGTTTCTCTTCGTTGCGATCGGCAGGACGGAGGGGCATGGGCTATCCGATGTGTCCGACGACTTTGATGCCACCTCGTGATGGCTGTCCGCTCCCGGGGGTTGTTGTCTGCACCGGATCCGGCGTGCTGCTCTGCGCCTGCGCCCCGGTCAGCGCCAGATTCTCAGCGGCCTTCTTGATGCGAGCCTCGAGCATGTCCCACGATGGACGGAGATATCGCAGCGCAGCTAGGCAGTAGTCCCAGTTGTCGAGGACCTCGTTACCGACCGTCTTGTCTTTGCGCTTCCACACCTTCACGGGCCGCCCGCCCTTCCACTCCGTGACTTCCTTCTCGGATGTGAGCTGCTTGAAATACCCCTCGTCCGCAATCTTGTTGAAGTGCATGAAGCCCGGGCCCGGAGCCTGCAGGCCGAGCCTGTTGTAGATCGCACGCTTTGCCTCATCGACACCGATCACGATCAGGAGAGCGCCCACACGTCCAGCCTTCTTTGGCCTCGAAAGGAAGTCCCGCCGGCCATCATCGCCCTTGATGGACCAGTAGTTGTAGATCCTGTTTGCCCTGGTGAAGCTGTACACGTGATGCGTGAATGCCGATGAGTCGATGAAGCGGCAGACGCTCTTCATCTGCACACCCGACTCGTGCGTGTACATCTTCTCATGGTAGGCATGGACCTTTTTCCACGTCTCCTCGCTATCCGGAGATCCCGGGATGACTTCGTAATTGATCAGCCACGACTCCTCGCCGCGGCCCCAGGCAACGGTCTGGCACTCGACCCGGTCCGCCTGGACATCGGACGAGCTCGTGAGGATCAACCCGCCGCGGGGGATGTTTGTATAGTCCTCGACACGGGAGATGAGCTCGCCGATCTCGACGGTGTACGCCTTCTCCTCGACGTAGGTCTCGCCCAGCGTGGTGTTGATGAAGAAACGGAGCTTCTCATCGTTCTTGCCGTCCTGGGTATCGAGCCAGCCGCGGGCAATCTGTCCGAGTGAGGAGAACGACGACTGTCCCTCCCAGAGATGGAAGCCTGCAACATCGGTCGCGGAATTGTTGTGCGTGCGCCACTCACCGCGTGCGATCATGCGGAGACGATCGGCCTCGTAGATCTCGTTCCCGCATGCCTCGCAGATATAGCAGGAGTTGTCGGGATTCTCCCGGTTAATGCGGACGTATCCTTTCGAGAGATGCGCAAACTGGGACTTCGGTCCGAATATCGGGATCTGAAAGTGACTACAGTGAACGCACGGCATGTAGAAGTGGGACTGATTCGACTTAAGAAACCACTCCTCGATGTTCGAAAGCCCTGCGATCGTGGGAGTGGATGCCATCACGATCTTCGCATTCCACACGGTGAGCGTGCGCTTGATCGCCAGGTACACTGGGCTGCCTTCCTTGCCGGCAGATGGTGGGTAGCCGTCGATCTCGTCGAGGAACTCATAGCGCATCGTGGTCCTGCGGAAGCCTTTTGGACTGACAGCACCGACCGCCTTCAGGTAGCCGTTTGCGAACTTTTTATGCAGGATCGTGTTCTCGCCGGACCGGTCCTTCGCATCGGTGACGAGCGCAGCCAGACATGGTGTATCACGGATGAAGGCGTCGAGGTAGTCCTTCGACCACTCCCGGACGTCGCTCTCAGTGGGCTGCACCACGAGGATCGGGCCTGGGTCGTGCTCGATGCAGTATCCGATAGCGTTCTCCATTAGGCTTGTCTTGCCAACGCGCGCGGAGGTGTAGTAGACCACGTACCGGAATCGCGGATCCGTGAACGCGTCCATCATACCGCGCTGGTATTCAGCTCTGGACGTGCGCCACTGACCGTGCTCGGTTGGACTTTCTTCGGGAGGGATGAACCTTTTTGCGTCGGCCCACTCGGACAACCTTAGCTTTCTTGGTGTTCGCCACATGAGCGGCAGCTTTGCCGTCAGCAGGGCCAGCGACTGCTCGGTGGTCCGCGGCGTTGTGTATGGTTGCAAGTTCATTGAGGCCCTCGCGCTGGACCTCTTCCAGGAGTGCCTGCACTTCTTGCTTCGACTGTGCCGCTAAGACGAGCGTGGCCATGCGAGAGGGTATGGCCATCAGCTTTGCCTTCGCCGATCCGATATGTGTCTCCCACATCGACAGGACCTTGTCGACGGGAACGAGCTGGCCTCGCTTCACTGCGAGATCCAATTCGGCGCTTTCTGCCTTCGCGAGTCTGTACCTGGTCTCGGCTTCCTCCGATCCGAGGTTCGCTATGCGCTTGTCGAACTCTTCCTGCTTCCGCGCAACGTACCACTGCACGACGGCTCGCACATCGTATGTCCCGCGTGCGAGCTTCGGCATGCCGGCATCCATGAAGTTCGTCACGGACATCCGGGAGACGCCGATCACCTCCATCACCTGGGCCGTAGTCAGTTCGAACCACTCGTTTTTCTCCTCAGTTTTCGCGGATGGCATATTCAGGCCGCATTGCTTGGCAATCTGTGCGGCATTCAGTGGTTCTGCTGAATGCTAAATGCTGCAAGATAAAGGCCCAAAATTCGTTCAGATTCGCATGGATATTTCGCGTGGCCAGCGACC